CGCTTTTGCTCTTGCAATGTCATCAGTTGCTGTTTCAAATTTAACACGAGCATCAGTTTCTGCTGTTTTTGCTTTTGCAAGAGCCTCGCGCAACTCGGCTGGGCCTTTCGCTTCGGCCCTGCCTGTTGAAAGTGTCTTATCAACATTTTCAAGCAACTCTTTACCACCAGGTAAAGATGCCATCATTAGGCCAATGGTCGCCTGCGAGCCAGTAGGATTTAGATCAATCATCTGCAAATAAGTCTCTGTGGCTTCTGCATCTGACTCACGCCCAGAATTGCGAAATGCCTTTGCTTGCTCTGTAAGCAAGTTCTTTGCAATATCAGGTTGACCAGATTTCAGGGCTGCATAGACTTGAGCAGATTGCTGCAAACTATTTTGCTGTTGATCTTTGGTTTTTCTTTCAAAACCTTGCGTTACGATTGCGGCTTGGTCTTTAGGTAAAAAAGGAAGCACACGCTCATAATCTGCGGCAGTCGCATTTGGATTTTTAAACAAAGTTGCAAGTTCTGTCTGAGCCTTTTTTGCTTGCTCACGCACCTGTGCTTGCGCTTGAGCTTCTGCACCCGCTGCGCCAAGTTTAAAGCCGCCGATTGCCGCCTCAAATGGGCTTTGCACATCGACTGAGTAGTTGATGGGTCCTTGGAATGGGTTGATGGTTGCCATGTTGTTTTCCTTTAGAACCCAAATCCAACTTTTTTGCCTGCGCCGTACTGCATTCCTAGGAACTGAGCTGGCAAATTGAATGGTTGGCTATAGGCCTTAGCCTCGTTAAGCACGCCGCCAGCTGCTGCTTGGCCTTGTTGGGCAAGTAGATTCGCTATATTAGTGCCTGTTTCCAATCCTGCCGCACCGACACCAGCTCCTGAAGATTGGCCGATCTGGGCCAAGTTCTGCTGTGTGACTCGACCAATGTCAGCCAGGCCACCCAATCGGCCATATTGCTTCTCAATTTCTTGCTGTAGCATTTGCGGTCTGAATTGTGCAAGTGCGCCTTGAATGTTTCCACCACGCAAGCCACCAGTTGCCGATGCGCGCTGAAGTAATGCTTCTTCACCGGCTTGCACTTGTGATTGGTAGCCTGCGCCACCTTCAATGCCGGCAATGGCTGCACGTTGAGCTTCTGGGCCTCGCAATCCAAGTAAGGCCTGCTGCTGCTCTAGTGCTGGCGCGCCGGCCTGGGCGTATGGCTGTAATCCCGCAAGTGCAGGAATACCGGCTTCAGTGTAAGGCTTGAGCAATTCGCGCATTGCATCGAATTGCCTACGCTGTTCGTCAATGCCTTGTTGAGCTGCATCGCCTTGGATGCCTGCGGCTTCACCGGCTGCGTCGGCTTGCATCATGCCGCCAATAAGCTGGCTTCCGCCAACAACTAGCAATGTGGCTGGATCAGGCATTGCCGAACTCCTTCATGTAGTCTTCAAATTTTTCGCCGTACAACTCCATGACCAGATGCGCATTCTTTGTGGCAAAGCCTGGACCATGTGTAAGCGAGACGGCCATCAATATCAGATCGTAGTAGCCTGCGCGCCAGACGAATGATCTGGCATCGGCTTTACCTTTGCGTTCTGCATGGTCTGATGCTTGCCACTTCATAATTGCCGTTGCAAGCAATGGAATAAGGTGGTGGCTGTTTGTGATGAAAAATGGGTTTTGATGCATCCCCACCATCGTGTTCCAGATGACTGCATCCAGCTCTTTACGCTCGAACGTGTCACCATCGGCAACATCGTCAAACACCTGAATGGCCTCGTAGACCATGACGAGCCATTCCACGACCGGCGTAGGCAGCATAAGAACCTTTTGTAGGTTCTCTTTGAGCCAATCAAGACCAGTCATGCCAACTCCTGTACATGGTGAGCTGCTGGCGGCCCGATAGACTCAGCAGAAGAATTTTCGCACATATTCAATCCTCAGACTCGCGCTCTTCCCACGCTTGGCAAACTCGCATATCGTTGCAAATGAAATTCAGCTTTTCGCAGTGACCCCTGAACCCTGCGCCCTTGTCATAGGTCGCCATCGGGATGCGCTCAATTCTGACTTGGGTCATAAAGCTGTTGTCATAATACTCGCAGTTTGAGCAATGCTTGCGCCGTGCGTCTTTTTCATCGCATTGCATCGCCTCTGCCAGTCCTGCATAGAACTCCTTATTTGCGCCAGCTTCATTCGTTGGCATTTCAGGACCATAGTTCCAATCAGCAACCGCAACGGCATAGTTCTTTTTATTCTCTGCGTTGGTCAAAAACTCCTCTTCCATCGGCAAGCCATTAAAGCCCCGTGGGATAACCATAAATTCTTTCATGCTGCGCTCATTATGAAATTTCTCGGCCTGATGCTCGGATGGTTAGGGATGTTGCCGTCCCTGCCAGCGTAGATATAAAACCACCAACGTCTAATGCCTGACCCACCAGTTCAGGGCAAGTGTAGGTCTCATCTGGCACGATAGTTCGAGCATCAATAATCAGATTTGATGCTCCCGCTGACCCAGACACTGTGACCAAGTTGCAACTGAAAGTCACATTGTTGCCACTGGTGTTTGTCACCGTGAACTTGTCAATGATGGCCTTGACATTGGTGGCGGTGTATTGCGTAGTTTGTGTGTTTTCTGCCTGTTTTGCAGGAATAAGCACTTTTACTGTTACTGTCACTGGACACCTCCGATATTGTTGTTAACTGTGAGAATTATGGACGGAATACCTGGGTGTGGGGCAGAAGCTGCAAATGCGGTAACTTCAACACTGAGGTCATCGACCGAGAACATCAGTTCAACATAGTCATTCGCCTTAAGATCAAAAAAGTAATTCAGCGATGAAAAAATCTCAGCGTTATTACCCTGAATTCTGATTCGACTGCAACTATCTGGCACATCGACACCGTTAAGGCGAAACCAAAAATCAAATATCCCCGTGCCGCCTGCGGTCTTATCCAACTGAAACGATGTGTCAAAGTTGTAAATGCCCTCGCTATCTACAATGATCCGCGAGGTGGGAGAGCCAAGATAAACACCGTTGCTCAGGTCGGTGTTGTTAAACGTAATGGCCTTGGCTGTGTTGATAACTGTCGCTGTCTGGGTGGTGGTGTCATAAAACGACCCATATCTTGCCCTTTTGAACTCCCGTGGCGGTGGAGTCATCTGCAAGCCCTCAACGGCTTTATTCAGCTTGTCGACCAACGCCAGCGCCTGATTTGCTTTGTTCTCAGCCAGCGCCGCATTGATGGCTGATTGTTGCGCTAATGCAGAAATCTGTGCCAGCGCCTCGTTTGCAGTAGCGGCGGCATTGTCGGCCTGAAACTCAAAGTCGGTTCCGATGATGACTTGCAATGTGTCAACAGTGGAGAATAAAAGCTCGAACTGCCTGATCTGCTGTTGGTCAGTCAGAAATGCAGCAAGCTGGTCTCGCGTTAGATTTAGCTTGCGGGAAATGGGTGCGGTTGCCATCAGAATGCCAGTGGCTCGATCTGAGCCTCAAGTCGTACGAATGACACGTGGGCATCACTGTCGCCACGGAAGCGCTGGATGCGCCAGTTGCGCATGTGTCCTTGCTGGAACCACGCCAGGCGCTTATTGCTGCCTGTGGTGCCAACGCTGATGCTGCGATCTTGGCTCCATGACTTTCCATCGATGCTGTAGCTGGTGCTGATTTGCGGGTTTTTGCCAAGAGCAATGCTGCCCGTGAGACTGACCAGCTCTAGCTCGTTAAAAATTGCGCCATTGCTCTCGTTGTAGACGATGAGCGTGCCAAACTCCCAGCGTACCTGTTGACCCCAATGGTGGCCGGTATCTTGAACCAAGTAACCGATGGTGCTGGATTGTGGATCGCCTACCAGCCACCTGTCATATGCCCAGACTAGATTGCGAGCGCGGTACTGGGCAAAGCCTATCGTGGTGGTAGTCAGCGTAAACCATACCTGTTCACCAAGCGCTTCGGATGCCGATGCATCGTAGACCACGGTGCGGTCTGGCAAGTGCACATAAAGGTGCTGATGGTTCTTGTCATTGCGTGCTTCGAGCTTGACGGTGGCCAGTTGCACCTCGGTGTAATTGAGCAGCAGATTGTCGATCTCCTGCGTGCTGATCTTTTGAGCGGTTGCGGCAGCGCCGACGTAAATGCCCGGAGCTTCATTGCGTCCACTCCCTAAAAAGGCAATGCGCTCAATGAAAACGCAGCAAGCCTGCGTCCCGACAACACCCTTTTGTATCTGCGCTCCATCAATCCTTGCAAATGGAAAAAGCTCGCCGCCAACGTTGTCAAACACCTCGATGGTGTTGCGGTTCAGCGCATAGACCTCGTTTCTGAGTTTGAGCAACGCCACCACAGGGTCTGGATCAACTTCGGACGATCCGTACTTCAGCGGGTTGACTTGGGTGGGATCGTTCAGCTCGGTGACGATCAGAAACTCGCCGTCGGTGGTCATGAAGTAACCATCCACCCAAACCACATCCAGCACCACGCCGAGGTCGGGGTCGGTGACTTGCGTCAGGGTCGTGCCGTCCCAGTAATACAGCCGCCCTCCGGAGGCAATCGCCAACTCGTCAAAGCTGTAATCGAATGTCACCAGTTGATCTGTTGGCCCACCTACATCACCCAGCACAGTCACTGTGCCCATGCTGGAGACCTCCACCAGCTTTGTGCCCATCACTCGATAGCAACTGCCTTGCCAGTTGATGCCGCCACGGTCAATGCCTGGGCCTGTTCCGTTGGCCACAATGCCGTCGCCTGGCCGCAAAAACCCGTTGCTAATCCCTGACTGCTTCGGCACCGGGACGAAGTTGACCGGGTAAGCGGTGCGCAGCTCTGGAGAGTTGTCAGCGTAGATGCCGTTGAGGATGGGTATCTGCATCACTTGGCCTTGTTGCGTTCAGAGATGCGCTTGGCCTTGGCCTTGGCATCAGTCTTGGACGATGCGCCCCACGCCCTCAGACTCAACAGCAAACGGGTCGGTTCACCGTCTTTGTATTCTGGGCCAGAATTGCCAGCCATGCGAGCCAAGAACGATGCCCTGCGAGGGTTATCGCCAGACTTAACAGGAGGCTTTAGATTCATACCCTCGGCTTTTGCCGCAGCCCTTCCCTTGGCGTTCAAGCCGCCTTTGGGGTTCTGACCTTCCTTACGTGCATAGGCTGGGGTTTTCATCTGAAGCCCTTAATCTTTTCAGCAATCTTTTTAGGCTGCTTGGCAAATTGCTTGCCTGCTTTAGTAGCCTCACGCTTTGCCCGTGTGGTTGCCGCATACTCAGCCGCTGTCAGTGACTTGATAGCCTTCTCAGGCAGATACCTCTCGCCCGTCTCAGACGATGGCTTTCCTGACTTGGTGCGCCATTTCTGCGAACCCCAGTCTTTCAGGCTTTTTTGTGTGGCTTTCATTTATAACCGCCACCTTTTTCTTTGTACTTCTTGGCCAGCAGTTGGGCTTTACGGGCTGACCATTCGTTTGGGTCACCGCCCTTTGTCCCTGCCTTGATTTTTTCAAACAAGGCTTTCCGCATGGTTGGCTTCGTGTAATTGCCAGCCGCATTGACCGAGGACTTGGGCTTGGTTGCCATTACGCTGCCACGCCTTTAATAACTGCAAAGTTAAACACTGGTGTTTCTGCGGTCGTGCCACCAGTGGTGCGGAATGTGATGTTGAAACTTCCAGCCGCCACCGCAGTGACCATCAAGTCATACAAGTCTGTGCCTGATTTTTGGTTCAAGATAATGACATCGGTTGCCGCCACGGTGCTATTAGTCACAGTGAAAGTTGCCGCTGTTGCCGAGCCTGCTGCACTGAACAAGGTGATGGCACCCGTTGTCTTGTCTAGCGTCACGCCCGTGGTGCGGCTTGTGATTTGCGTGACTGCGCCGCCTGCGCCTGTGGCATATCCAACGCCAGCGGTGCCGCTTGATTTAATCAAGCCCGTTGCCGTCAGGCTTGTGCCGGTGGCTGCGCCGATGACAGGCGTCACCATGACCATGCCCGTGCTGGTGCAGGCGCTGATGTTGCCGCTGGTCACTGTTCCCAACACAGGTGTGATGAGGGTCGGGCTGGTGTTGAAGACCAACACGCCCGTGCCCGTTTCATCGGTCATTGCCGTTCGCAGGTTGGCGCTCGATGGTGTTGCCAAGAAAGCTTGCACGCCAGCCCCGTAAACGGTGTCAGCATTGATCTGATACCAAGAGTTTGTAGGCTGATAAAATCGAATCGCTGTTGCAGCGCCAGCACCCAAGAACGACACACCGCCGTAGATAGCCGATGCGCCATTAAGCGCAATCGTCAACGAGGTGATCTCCTGCGTAGTCGTAATCAGCACCGTAGTGCCGTCAGGCACGCCCGTGTTCAAAGGCAGGGTAATCGTGCCAGTTGCCAGCGTTCCAGCGGGTTGCAGCAGCATCCATTGGTCATTGCTGACAGGGGTTGGCACAGTGATATTAAAGCCAGAGCCAGGCACATAAAGATTGACCGACAGCGTTGGCGATGCAAAAGTCTGCTGGAAAAACGTCAGCAAAGAACCAATCGAGGTGCGTCTTGCATCCCCGTTGTTTGGTGAATAAACCGGAAGCTGGTCGCCGCTTGAAATCGTGTTCAGGACTGGCAGTTGATTGATCGTTGGCATGATTGTCCTTAGTAATATTCGATAGGCCCATCAGGGCCAGCAGTGACTGGGTTGGCTGGTGGCCTGATAAACGGATTGTCGTAGACCCTCCAAGGCTTGTTGCCAGCACCGGCAGGCATGGTCGCAGGCAGCTGCTTCTCAAGCGGGAACGTGGCCCGTTGCAACAAAATGTCATAGCCCTGCTTGGCCGTGGTCTTGGTCTCCATCATCACTTGCTTGCCGTAGGACGGAGCCAGCCTGATGCCCAGGCTGCAAATGATGGCTTCATAAGCCGAATCAGGGACAAGCGTTTCTTCATCAAGATCGCTGTCCTGTGGGCTGGATGGCAGCGGGTAACCAAGACGGATGCCCTTGGCGTTCCAGTCTGCCATCATTGCGTCAAGACGACGCAGAGCGGATTCAAGCTGCTCGGGCTGTAGATCAAACACATAAGACGCAAGCCCGATTTCCTCGAAGGAGGCGCTTATGAATTGTCGTTTTGTGTAGCCCATGCTGATCCCTCGATGTGTTTTAGTAGGGTTGCATCTGACCAGCGTTTGTCAATCTTCAGCCCAAGCACCTCGGCTTGTTGCAGCATTTCCTCGCGGGTTGCTGGGCCTTCTTCCACAGAAGTTTCAATCTCATGGACTTCCACAAACTGCCTACCAATAGGCGATGGACGCACTTGCTTGATTGCTTTGCGCTCTGCTGCCTGCGCCTTTTTTAGCCTGCGCTTTTCCAACCGCAATTCCTTCCGCGGG